CAAGCAACTGACCAAGATTGCGAAGCAATTGCTGGCGCTAGACCCATCCGTCAAGTTCTACGAATACTCATAAGGAGCATATATGAGTCGCTTCACAGACACCCTTCTGGACGTAGAGCCCCTCATGGACCAGGGGTATAACGCATATAGCATAGCAGTTATGCTAGGCGTTGATATAGAGTTAGTCGAGCAATGCGTAGCATATATAGACGAACAGCGCTACCATGAAGACATGGCAGCAGATCCTTATAAGACTTATAGCATTATATCATGACGAACTTTCTAATAGGATTTGCACTGGGGTGGGCTGTCTTTACTGACACAGGACGCGAGGCAGCAATGATAGCGTACTATTACGCCACACAGGCCAGCGACCGTATAGCGCACCGTGTAGCCGAAGATCTCCCACCCCCTACGGCACCCCGCCCCTCAGAGCGATAGCAAACAGACCCCCCTAATTAGCACACAGAAAGAGCTAGTATGCTTATATAGCATATAGCGGCCTGCTAATATTAACCTTGATTTTAAAAATCTCCCTATAAAAAAATTTCCCAGAAAAATTTCTCCAGAAAAAAGTTACTATAATATGACCTTCAATACAAAGGGTGTCTTTACCGAAGAAGAAATACGACAAGCAGAGGAGCGCCTCGGTAATATATTGATTAAAAAGGGTGTCTACACAATGAAAGATCTCAATGATATGATCGAGGATGCGGATGAGGATATTAAGCTCGACAAACAGGAAACATACATTGTGGCGGGTAACCGTGCAGAATTCGATAACTACGTCCATAAGAAACTCGCGGAAGACGTAGATAACTACGGTAAAGAATACATATACGTAAGAGATCGTTATACACTAATGGGATTATCCAACATAAAAGGATACTATATTGGCACAGCGTTTATGCGTAAAGATATCGATCAAATTAAACAAGCAATAGCGTATGTTAAAGAGAGCCGATCCAATATAAAAATATGACAAAATCTGCTCTCATAACAATCCGTGCTTATATTATAATGGCACTCATATTATACATACTCTTTAAAGTCTTTACTCTATACTTAGAGCCTACATTCATAATGCTAATGGACGTATTGGCATTTTACTGTTATACCGTCATATAAATACTGTATACATTAAGAAAGAGATTATGTTTATACAAGCGAATGAATACAAAAAAATTATACAAAAGATACCCATTTTATGCGTTGATATTATATTGAGATATAAGGATAAAGTATTACTCATTAAAAGAGCAGATGAGCCATGCAAGGGCATTTACTGGCCTGTGGGTGGACGTGTCCATAAGGGAGAATCCGTTGATGCCGCAGCTCGCCGAAAGATACTCGAAGAGATTGGAATCAAATATAAGGGAGACTTGATACCTATTGGCTTCTATGAGGATAATTATACTGAGTCTGCTTTCGAAGCCCAAACTGAGTATTCCTCGTTTAGTTTGGTGTTTGTCGGGGATCTAAACAACGAACAAATAAAGTCTAAAGTTCGCCTGGATAAAACTTCCGAAGACTTTGGATATTTCGATACCTTACCAAAACGCTTCGTGGTCAAGAGATTCTCGGACTTCGACGAAGCCTTGCAGGATTGGAAGTAAAGGTATATATAATATGTAGCAATCTGGGCCGTTTCGGGCCGGACTAATGTAAAAACTGAAAAAGGGAGATAATATGGGATTATTTTTATTGGGTGTGTTCGTAGGTGGAGTGTTGGTTTGGGGCTATAAGTTTCTAAATACTCCTATGACTTTAAGTGAAGCCTTGGTCAAAACAGAACAAGAAATTAAAGAAACTTTGGACGTCAACAAAGACGGCAAGGTAAATACCGAAGATGTGAAGGCAGTTGTCAAGCGTCCTCGTAAAAAAGCGGGCACAACGCCCGAGTAATCTAGAATGTTGATCTGACATAACAATTACACCATTTTATATGATATCAATAATAACAATAAAAGGAGTTAGTTATGGCAGATTGGGATTCTCACGCAGCAGCTGAAGCAAAAAACCCTACACCATTTAATACAAATGCAGTACCACCGCCTGGATTCCAATCTGGTAATCCTGAGATGCTCAAAAGCGGCGGCGGAGCATTAAGTCAAGGTGGTGAGTCCACAGTAGCATTAGATAAGGATGCAACTGATTGGATTAATAAGAAAATGCGACCTATGATGGGTTGGATTTATATGTTAACTTGTACATGTGACTTTGTATTGTTTCCGATCTTTTGGTCGATGCTACAAGCAATGTCTGCAGGACAAGTTACAAGCCAATGGATGCCATTAACCCTTCAGGGTGCAGGGTTATACCATATTGCAATGGGTGCTGTTCTTGGAATTGCTGCTTATGGCAGAACAAAAGAAAAAGTAGCCGGAGTTGCTTAAAAAAGTGGGCTTCGGCCCACTTATTGCTTGACATCTTCCACAAAAGGTGTTATAATTATTCTATATTAGGAGTTGATATGAGTGATCATAAAGAAATTGACCAAAAATTGCCTAAAAACAGCAAGCCAGCACTAAATTCGAAACCACTTGTTCATTTACAAGCATTGGCAAAGAATACAAAACCAAAAAACATTCCTCAAATCAACAAAACTATCATGAAAAAAGTCGGCCGAGGTCGATAATTTTAAATTACATTATTTTAAGGTGAAAATATGAAAAAATTCGAGTCTGCAGATTTGTCTGAAATGACAGATTGGTATAAAACTGCCTCTGTCAAGGAACAAGCACAATTTCGCGAATGGTTAGTGAGTGTTTTGAAGACAAATACCGTGGGCTTGACTTTCAAGAAGAAAGATGATACAATAAGGGAAATGAAATGTACCTTAGCTGAAGAAAAATTGCCTGAAATTGAGAAAAAGACAGAGCGGGTTCGCAAAGAAAACGACAATGTTATTTCAGTATTCGATATTGAAAAGAATGAATGGCGTTCTTGCAGGTACGATTCAATTAAGCAGATCAAATTTACCCTTGGAGAATAAATGGCTACTAAACGTGAGCACGACGCAGGCAAAGTTCTATTATCTGAACCGTTGGTTTCTAAGTTAGATCCAACTGCTGACGACTATGTCATTACATTGATGAGAATCAATAATTGGTATAGTACTGATAAAACTAGAGGCGATGCTCATAAGTATTTTGTGCAATATGTAAAGCATAATATGCCCAGCTCATCCAAATTATTTGCTGAGGTTGACGAAAAAGATGTACATATGACGTATGGCTGGATGGCTCGTATGTTATTGCAGGGTGCCAATATACGCAAAGATCACTTAGACGGATTTAATAAAGAATTGAACCGTTTATTCGAGATTGGCAAGAAACGTCTTGATGCTAAGAAAAATGTCATCACAGTAACAACACCTGTAGCAGTGGTTAAGCGTCCATCTATTCAAGATGCAATTAAAGACAAGGCATCTGAGTATATAGGTGAGCTTGAAGGTTTTGTAGATGAGTTTTGTACGGCGGATAAAGACTTTAATCTATATAATCATTTAAAGGGTAACCAAATCCCTGCCCCATATACTACATTCGTAAAAACTTGGGCAGTAAAGAAATTAGATCAATGGAATGAAGTAGCTGATTCTAAAGACTCTCAAATTGTTGAGGGTTATTCAAATTTCCCTAAACGTAAGATTACAAAGATTGTAAAATTGTTCGAATCTTTTGTTGAGGACTGTGACAAGTATGGGCAGTTCAAGAAAGCCAACCGCAAAGTTAGAGCAACAAGAGAAAAACCTGCAGTTGCACAAATTAAGAGCTTAAAGTATAAACTCAAAGATGATGAATTAGGTTTAACATCTGCGAAGGCATTTGATCTTGTAGGTGCAGAGCAAGTATGGTTATTTAATACGAAAACAAGAAAATTATCGGTATACACATCCGAATCAACAAAAGGTATGACTGTAAAGGGTACGACTTTACAAAATTGGTCTCCAGAAAAATCCAAACAAAAGACTTTGAGAAAACCCGAAGAACAAATTAAAGATTTGCTCGCTTTGGGTAAGGTTAAATTAAGAACTTTCCTAGATAATATTAAATCTAAAGAACAGGCTGTCAATGGTAGGATAAATATAGATACAATCATCCTAAAAATTACGAGGTAACATATGGCAGGTATTAGTTTAAGTTATTGTCAACTTATAAAAATTGTTTTATCGCAAATCGGCGGTAATCCATTAGAACAATTATACACATCAACAATACAGGGTTCTAGACAAGTAGCAGTTGGTCTAGGAATTCCTGGCGGACTTGCAGAAATTAGAGCACTAATAGATAGAGTTACAAATGCTATTAATGCTGCAGGTACAGATGTTACAAATGCACAAAAACTTGTAGAAGCAATACAACAGCAATTATTTCAAAATCCGATTGCGTTTCCTGCGTATGCAACTAATACGGCAATTACATTGAGGATAACACCCTTAAATTCTCGTATAGCAGTTATAGATCAATGGACTGCAAATGCAAATGCAGTCCCGTCATTCACGGTAAGTTCTCCCTATACTTCTGCAACAGAGGAAAGAGCAGCTATATCAGCGCAGGTAAGTACATTATATACTACATCGGAAAAATTAGACACCTTTAAAAGTTTTACTGATAGATTATCTGGAGTAGCAACCTTATCGGGGGCAGAGGCAGCAGGAGGATGTTCATTACAAGATCTATTGGGTAATGGTTGTACACCTAATAACTCTGTTCCAGATATAGATCTAAAAGAATTAATAACATCTCTTGAACAGGGCAATTTAATTACAGCAATTGAACAAAAACTTTTAAGTGGTTTAGGCATCAATGAATTAACTACAGCATTAAATGATTTTAATAATGTACTTACAAGATTCAACTCATTATTCAATACTTCCATTAATAAGGCGGCACTAAAGGCAGCAATTGAAGCGCAAATTAATCATATAGTTTATAATTTATTATCTGGGTGTTCTGGCAGTGTTTATGAAAAAATTATGAAGTCGGATGTTGCCACCGCGGTTTCCACATACGTTACAGCAAAACAAGCTGCACTTGACGGTACAGCTATTAGAGACAGCGAGGACGGTACTTTTATAGCTAAACCAACCTCGGAAGTAGCAGTTGCATCGACGACAACAGATTCCGCACCAACACAAAATCCTGATGCAGTCGAGGCAGTTACTATTGCATATGAAGTAAGAGTTACTCGCCCGGGCAGCTCAGTTGCTTCTACGCAAGTCGTGCAAGCAAGAGACGCATCTGCTGCAGCTAGAATAGTTGAGAAAGAATTAATAGCTGCGGGAGCAAAATCAAGTGGTTACAAAATAGAAGTAGACAATCAAAAAACAGGGACGATATTTACACTGCAAGATCGTGGTCCGTTAAACACAGGAAAGCCAAACTTATAATGATAGTAGTTGACTTTAATCAAACAGCCATTTCTAATCTAATGGCTGAGGTCGGTGGTCGTAATGATATTGAAATTCAAGTGCCTCTATTGAGACATATGATCTTAAATTCTATACGAGGATACAAACAAAAATTCGGTAAAGAATTTGGCGAGATAGTTATCGCATGCGATAATCAAAACTATTGGCGCAGAGATTATTTTCCTTATTACAAAGCGGGAAGAAAAAAGGCAAGAGAAGATTCTGGCTTTGATTGGAAAACAATCTTTGAGGCAATTAATCTTATTCGTAGTGAAATTGAAGTGTTCTTTCCATACAAGGTTATTAATGTTGCAGGCGCAGAAGCAGATGATATCATTGCTGTACTCGCAGAATGGTCTCAGACTAATGATACCAAGAGTGTTTTATTTGATGAACCTAAGCCGTTCCTAGTATTATCCGGGGATCATGACTTTATTCAATTACAAAAGTATGAGAATGTAAAACAGTTCTCCCCTATACAAAAGAAATATGTTAAACCTGATATTAGCCCTGAGAAATATATTTTTGAACATATCATTAAAGGTGACAAAGGGGATGGTGTTCCGAATGTGCTATCAGCAGACGATAGTATTGTGAATGGTGTACGACAAAAACCAATACGCCAGGAAAAATTAGATCTTTGGTACAAGGATTTTGATGCTATGCCGCAAGATGCAGAATTTAAGAAAAATTACGAACGCAATAAAAAATTAGTTAGTTTTAGTTGCATTCCTGATCATATTAAAAATTCTATCATAAATAGGTATGAGGATACCCCATCAAAAGATAAAAGCAAGTTACTAGATTTTTTTGTTGAACATAAAATGAAAAATATGCTAGAAGTTATAGAGGAATTTTAAATGAAAACTACAATACCACAAATATTTGAAGACGTTGAAAAAGCGAGCAGCAAAGAATCTAAGGTCAAAGTGTTACGAGCCTATGATCATCCAATCTTAAAGGGCATGCTGCAGATTAATTTTGATCCAACTGTAAAATTAGATCTACCCGAAGGAGAACCTCCCTTCAAAAAGGATACTACTATCCCAGTAGGTTATTCTGAAACTAATCTATACGCAGAATTTAGACGTATGTATGTTTGGCTTGATCCCAATATTAATCTTACTAGACATAAAAAAGAACAACTGTTTATTCAGATGTTAGAAGGTATACATTGGTCTGAAGCAGAGGCATTGTGTTTGGCAAAGGACAAAAAGTTACAAACCAAATATAAATCTTTAAAAGAAGATATTGTTCGAGAAGCATTTCCGAATCTATTACCAGAAAAGCAAAAAGTAGAGGCAAAAGTAGAGGCGGCAACAAAAGCAAAAAAAGTAAAATCTTTGAGCGTATCCTGACCTGGTTCAAAGATAAACCAGTAGAAGAAGAAAAAGAAAAATGGTCAGATCAAGGAACCCCTCTACCCGAACCTTTGTATGATTCGAGATATCGAATAGAATATAAATACAGAGCATTTGACAAGCACTGAAAAAGGTGTTATAATATACTATATTAATGGAGTTCATATGACAATGCATATTGTGGGTCCTTGGCTTTCTACTTCGGGTAAGAAAAAAGGCAAAGTTAAATTTCGTAATGCAGATGAGGCTCGTAAGGCAAGAGAGTTAGATGCAGCTTGGAAACAACTGCTTAAAAATCAAGGCATCGAGCAAGAAGAAAAATCTCGCAAAAGAGCAATGGCAGCGGAACCGTTGTCTTATAAATTATCTGCGCCTGCAGGTAGACAATCAACTAAGCACATCCCCAGTTTAAATACGGGCGACGGTATTGCTGCCAAAAAACAAATTCCACAATATACAGGAACAAAAATGCTTGGCATTGGAACAATGCACAAGTCCAATGCCGTGCCCATCTTTAGTGATGATGAGGCAAAATCTATTTCAAGTATGAGACGCTAATGTCTAAAATTGTTTTAATCACTGGCGGATTTGATCCCCTACATTCTGGGCATATTGCTTATTTTAAAGCTGCAAAAACTTTAGGTGACATATTAATTGTTGGATTAAATTCTGACGATTGGCTTGTTCGTAAAAAAGGTGCAGCCTTTATGCCATGGAACGAAAGACTTTGTATTATTAATAATTTATCAATGGTCGACGAAGTTTTTACCTTTGATGACGACGACGGATCGGCAAAACATTTTATTCAACAGGCAAGAGCACATTATCCCGATGCCGAACTTATATTTGCCAACGGCGGCGACAGGACTAAAGATAATATTCCAGAAATGGATGTTGTAGATTGTAATTTATCATTCGCATTTGGTGTTGGTGGCGAAAATAAAATGAATTCCAGTTCGTGGATTCTTCAAGAGTGGAAGGCTCCTAAAACAGAAAGACCATGGGGCTACTATAGGGTTTTACACGAACAGGGTAAAGAAGTCAAGGTAAAAGAATTAACAGTAGAACCAGGAAAATGCTTGAGTATGCAAAGGCATCAAGATCGAGCAGAACATTGGTTTGTATCTGAAGGAACAGCCACAGTCTATACTATAGATGTAGGTACCGATGTTGACCTTTTGGGAGTTTATCAAAAATTTGATAGTCTTCATATTAGTAAAACAAAATGGCATCAGCTTTGTAATGAAACTGATAAGCCATTAAAAATTGTAGAAATACAATATGGTGATAATTGTGTCGAAGAAGATATAGAAAGGAAACCTTTATTATGACAATACCATCAAGCCCAGTAGATCGTAAAGCTATCTTAGACTGCATGAAAGAAATTAGTGCATCTATGACTCGCACCGAAGGCGAGCGAGAGTTTATGCGTGAAGCTATTAAAGAAATTTGTGATAAGTATCAACTTTCCAAAAAGACATTTCGTCGAATGGCAAAAGTATATCACAAGCAAAACTTCAGTTTGGAACTTGAAGAACACGAAGAGTTTGAGACTATGTATCAAACAATTACAACAACTACAACCATGAGTAAAGACCATGTCTAAATTTACACTTATTTGTGATCACGGAAATGAGAAAACAACTGTCGAATTTGAAAAAGACTTTTTACCCGAAGTTCTAGAAAATATTGAGATGTTTTTACGAGGTGCAGGATTCCATTTCGACGGTATTTTAGATCTTGTTAAAGATGAATCTGAAAATCAAGAAGATAGTAAGGAATTTTATTTTCATGTATAATCAATATATTCTCGAAGCCAAATATCTAGACGCTATTAAACGAGTTAAACGTAAACTCATTGTAGGGGTATATGCTAATTTAGATAAGGTAGAGGAAGCCAAAAAGAATTTACTTGCGGAAGAAACCAAGTATTCTTTACGATTTTCAATAACCCCGCATTTTAATCCGTTTCTTGAAAATGTTGCTTGACTTCTTTCCTAAAAGATGTTATAATAAGACATTAAGGAGCAGAAATGAGCGCAATTTATACCGTTATTGAACAATTAGCATCAGACAATTCTCGTCTTGCTAAGGAAGCTATTCTAAAGAAGAATGCTACCAATGAATTATTAAAGCGAGTGTTTAAATTAGCTTTGAATCCATTTGTTCAATTTTATATCAGAAAAATCCCAAGTTATGATATTGCTAAAGATGGTAATCATAAATCCTTGCAAGAAGCACTAGATAATCTTAGTGTTTTGTCCGACAGGGTCATGACAGGTCACGCAGCAATTAATCACTTACAATTTATTTTAGGATCGCTGAGTAAAGAAGATGCAAAAATCATTGAGCGTATTATTGCAAAAGACATGCGTTGTGGAGTCTCCGAAGCAACCATTAACAAAATTTGGCCAGGAACTATCCCGTCATACCCAGTTATGTTGGCTTCTGGATACGACCAAAAACTCGTCGACAAAATTAAATTCCCCGCATATGTCCAACTTAAACTCGACGGAATGCGATTCAACGCAATCGTCAAAGGTGAAGTAGTAGAATATAGATCTCGCAACGGCAAAGAATTAACTATTCCTAATAAAGTATTTGATATACCATTTATTACCATGGCGAAATTCTATGGTGAAGATATGGTTTTTGATGGTGAATTACTAGTTGTAGACGCAACAGGTGAACCCGTCAATAGACAAACAGGCAATGGCATTTTATCCAAATCGATCAAAGGTACAATGAGTGAGGAAGAAGCAACCAATGTAAGAGCTACTCTTTGGGATGCTATTACATTTGAAAAGTTCTCACAAGGTATCGATAAGGAAGTTTATAGTGCAAGAATGGACAAGCTAAGTAAGGCTATGTCATACATGAGAGGGCAAAAAGGACAGATAGGTCACTATA